TGCATCTGGAATAGTAAATAAAATTGCTGCGGTTATCAAGGCTCGTCAAAAGGGTCAAGCATTAGAAGATGCAATTGAAGCCACATTCGCTCCGCAGCAACCAGTTCCTCCTGCTGGGGAGCAACAAATGGTTGAGCAAACGTCCCCTGCTCCCGCTGCTTCTCCAGCAGGAGGCGCTCTTCCCGAAGAGATGGCTCCGCAAGCACAACCAGATATTCAAACAATTCTCTCAAGCCTAACCGCATCAGGTAAGGCTGGGGGAAGAGTCGTTACAAGAGCCTAGACAAAGTAGGGGACCATGACAACGATTATAGGTATTGAATATAAAGACAGTTGTTTCTTGGTTGCAGACAGCCAAACAACTGACGATAGTGGCAAAATTTATAACCACCCAGATATACAAAAGATTTCAGAACGCGGTGCGTTTCTAGTTGCTGGTTCAGGAGAAGTTCTTCCCTGCGATGTGGCACAACATATTTGGGAGCCACCAACTCCCGCTAAAAAAGACCGTGAGAATCTTTATCACTTTATGATTGCAAAGGCTATGCCTTCGCTTCGTAAATGCTTAAGCGATAATGGTTACAACTTTGACGAGTCTAAAAACGAATCAAGATTTCAATTTCTTATCACAGTATGTGGCGAGATATTTGATGTTGACCAAGAACTAAGCGTAAGCAAAAGCAAAGATGGAATGTACGCAGTAGGTTCTGGTGCAGCGTATGCGCTTGGTGCGCTATATGCAGGAGCAGATGCTCACGAAGCAATGGAAATTTCAGCAAAGATTACAGCGTTTACCGCTGGCCCTTATTATTCAAAAACTCAAATTAAACACTTTAAGTAGGAGGAAACTATGGCTGAGAACAGAGGCGGTTTTCGTCCAACTGCACCACAGAATAATCCTGCTAACGTTTCAGGTACTGGTGGTGCTGGACAATCAGGCACACAACCAGCACGCTACATCTCAGGTTTAGGTTACGGCGAAGGTCAAGCAACAATGACCCAGCAGCAATCAGCACCTATGGCTGGTTCACCTACTGCACCTACTATGCCAGCAACTACACCATTGTTTGCACCAACTGAGCGACCAGATGAACCGATTACCTCAGGTATGGATTTTGGCCCTGGCCCAGGAAGTGAAGCACTTAACCTTCCCCGTGAACGCTCATTGTCTGAAGTTCTTGCATCTATGATTGATGTTGACCCAACTGGAGAAGTACAAGACCTTTACAACTTTGTAGCATCACGAGGTCTTTAATGGCTGACCCAAAAAAACCTTTAATTACGATTGCTGAAAGTTCGCCAGGCGTTGCTACCGCAGCGGCTCAAGGTGGACTTCAGAAGAACGAAGTAAGTAAAATTGCTGCGCTAGTTCAACTACGCAACATTCATAATGAACTTACCGCTCTGCCACAAAATGATGCTTACAAAAAGTATCAGGCTTATGATAAGCAAACACGCGGAGCGCTTGCTTCTATGTTTGACCCTAAGTATATTCAAGAAGACAAAGGTTTTTTTGGCAACATTCTCAACTCATTTAAAAGCGCCGTTTACTATGGTGGTGGAACTACTAAGAAATTATCATTAGACGATACAAGCAGTTTGATTGAAGCAGCAGGTCGTGGAATTTCTAGTGGCTTAAAAACCGTTGGCAGAGAAATTGCAGGTAGTGATATTGGTCAATCTGTGTCCTCAGCAGTTGGTAAAGGACTAGATGTTCTAGTTCGTCCACAGAACAAACTTGTAAAGCAGCCATATACCGCCGCACGTATTGCCGAAGATAATGGTGGCAATCCTTATACTGTATTCGCCCAAGCCATTGGCGAGGGATTTAAAGAACTTATGCCTGGTGGCAAAGATGCAGTTCCAGGAGATGCTGACTCAGCCTTTAAAGAATATTGGGCTAAGGCTTCAGACCCTACTAATGTCTTTGATGAAAAGGCAGTAAGTGAGTTTAACTCCGAGTTAACTCCTGCTGCATCATATCTTGGTCGCTTACTTGCATCTAAACAAGATTTGGTTGAGAACTTTGAGCAATTCCAAGACAATCCTGGAGTAATGGACTTGGTTGACCGCTATATAAGCGGAGAACCTGAGGCTCTTAAAGAAATTTCTTACGCAGTTGCTAGATTTGAGAAATCTAAGATTAGTCCAGGACGTGACTATGCTCGCATAATCGTAGGATTGTTACCTCACGAAGCAGAAAAAGCAGTTCTTGGAGACGGAAAAGCACAGGCTTACTTTACTTTTCTATCTGGGCCAACAGATTTTGGCGTAACATTTGGGCTTGACCCAACAATTCTTGCTGGTAAAGCACGCCGCGGAGTTCAAGTAGCAAAGTATGGATTTTTTAAATTAGGCGAAGGAACAATCTCAATAGAGAAAGCGTTCACTCGCCAACCAGTCCGTGATTATTGGAATGAGGCTGGAAAACTTATTGAGCGTTACCGCAATGGTGATTTAAAAACTCAGGCTCAAGCACTTAGCCGACTACAAGACCGCTTTCCAGAAATTAACATTAACGTTGTTGAAGATTTAGCCAAGGCAGATGTACGCAACGCAGATGATGCGCTTGCTTTTTTTGACAATGGTGAGCGTTTTGTAAGTATGATGTCTGGCAAGGTGGGTTTTGCTGGCAAAGACACACTTATCCCACGTATGACATTTTCTCGTAGCGTAGCCGCTGACGTAAAAGACTCAGTAACAAAGGCGCTTGGCACAGACCGCTTAAGCCAACTCAAGGTTGCAGATACAAAAGAAGAATTTATTGCTCAGTTCTCTGACTCTCCAGATGTGTGGGCAAAAAAGATTGGTCTTGAAAAGACTGGCTTGATTTACACAGCCAAAGACAAGTCAATAGCAGCCAAGATTGACAGGGCTGTAAGACAGTTCTCAATCGCTCCTACTGCAGACCGAGTTATCAGCATTGCTGATGGTTCAAGCGCAAACCAAATTTATCGCCTAGTGCGAACAGTTCTTGATAAGACATCTGCTGGTGCGTTCCGCGCTGCTTGGCTTAAGGCCGATGAAGGCGAACGTCTACTTATGTATAAGGGTTTACTTAAGACTCTTGGTGTTGGTATGGGTCTTAATCTATCCAATGAAGGTCGCCTAGCGCTTTCTAAAATTGATGAGATGTCTACAGAAATTTACTCTGTTAGCCAAAGCGCACTTGACATTGGTGACTTAGCAGATGTTCTAAAGACCGTAAAGTATGGCTCATCTGTGGGCGCGCCTTCTGGTGTTCGCAAGAAAGTACAAGAGGCTATCTCTTCAACTTCTGCAGAAGGCAAGGCTGGTCGTCTTATTGCCTCAATAAATGGACGAATCTCAGAATATACAACTCGCATTAAAGCACTTAAGGCTGACAGAAAAGATGCTATCTCCTTAGGTGATTTAGGCCGAGCAGATGCTATTGCTGATGAAATTAAAATTGTTGGAGCAAAACTTGGCGCAGAAATGAAAGCCAAAAAGACTCTTAAACAAAGATTTGAAAAAACACCTGAAGAAGATTTAATAGACGATTTAGACAATTTAGATGAAATAGATGAACTTGATATTGGTCTTGACCGCTTCAATGCTGGTCAGACTAAAGATGGCACTCCACGTGCTATCCGTCAGTATCAACTAAATGACTACCGCTCACTTCCAGACTTTGCAGAATGGCGTGAGATTGCTCAGCGTGGTGGCGTATTCACCGAACTATTTGGTCGCGCTACTAACAACCATTACAGCAAGATGATTGCTGATGGCTGGTCATTCTTAAACCTTTACCCACGCCTAGGCTTGCGTTCTTCCGTTGAAGAAGTTGGTATGTTTGGTCTTATCGGCGGAGCCGAAGGATTTGGTTACTATCTAAAGGGTAGACTTGCATCTCGCACAATGCGTGCAGCAACTATGCCTGGAGTAAAGACTACTGTATTCGGAAACGAAAAGGTTGACCGTAACCTTGGGTTTATCTACGACAACCTTTACAAGATTCTTGGTAAGCATTACACCAAGGAGCAAAAACTTGCAATGGCTGATGACCCAGTTCTTTTGGGTCAGGCTGTAGCCAATGCAATGATTAAAGAAAAGTTTAAGCCTTCATTTTTAAAAACAAAGACTGGTCAGGAAATTGCTGACTGGGCTGGAGATTTTGCAGAGTTCAATGGCAAAGCAGTTCTAGACGACATTAACGGCGCAGGAGTTCGTGCTGAACGTCCTATTACTGAGGCAGAAGAAATCTCTAACTCCCTAAAGAGTTTTGGCCCATCCGTAAGACTTAATGTTCAAAACCAAGAAGCACTTAAGGGTATGACTTTTAAAGGTGAGTTTGGTGAACTAGCAAGTTCAAACGACAAAGTTGTATTTAACTGGCTACTTGAATTAAACAATACTGTTGGCCCACGCAATGGCAAGTTTGGAAACATTGTTTTATGGAATGTTGGCAAAAAGCCAGAAGAAGTAATCAAAAAACTTGTTGATTATATTGAAGGCCCAGGTAATGAAATTGCCAAGCGCTATGCAATCTACTCTGAATCTGGAGCAGAAACCCTAGCACTCAATATTTATATAGATGCTACCTACGCTTTGCGTGACTTCTCTGGACGTATCAATATGGACTTAGTAAATTCTATCCGTAACAAGGGTGGTATGGAAAAGTTCACACTTGATGACCTAATTAAACTTGATAAGCCTTATGCTCGTCCAGAAACTATTCTAGGACGCGAGATTGTACCTATTACTGGTAAGTCTGCCGAAGACATTATGTACCGAGTTATTAACTCTGGCTACGGATGGATGGGTAAGCAGATTGCTCTGCTTGACCGTGAGCCAATTACGCTTGCAAACTACTTTATGTTCCGCAAGGAACTCAAGGGTACTCAGGCTTCAACCAAGAAGTCCCTTATGGATAGCGGTTTATCTGAGGAAGGTGCAGATTCAATCGCACGTTTCTCAACTCACGAGACAGCGATGAACCTTGCTCGCAATAGAACCCTAGGTTTTGTTGATAACGGCGATGTTCGTACAAATCTTGCATATAGCCTCCGCACTATGGGTCGCTATTACCGCGCAACTGAAGACTTCTACCGCCGTCTTGGACGATTGGCTAAGTATGAGAAGCGTGCAGTAGTTCGCTTAGCAATTCTTAACCAGACGTTTGAAGATAGCGGATTTATTCACAAAGATGACAGAGGGCAAATGTACTTCACCTACCCAGGTGATGATTTATTTGCAGATGCAATCATAAGCACCTTGTCTCTTATGGGGGTTACCTCACGCAGTCCACTTCCAGTTAACTTTGGTGGATACGTCAAGATGCTTACTCCATCTTTAGATGTTGAATCACAGCGCCCTGGGCTATCAAACCCATTTATATCTGTTCTTATTGACTCTATGACAAACCTTCCATATGTTGGAGAATACATAACTGGCATTGAAAAGTATGTTACTGGTGTACGCAATACTGATATTCCAGCGTGGGAAAAGGCAGCACCTGCTAACGTTAAGCGTGTCTATAACTTCTTCGGTGGCAGCACAGAGGGTACAGAGTCACGCTTCTCGTCAGCAGTCAAGGCAATTAAACTTCTTGTCTCAACTGGCAATGGCCCAACAAGCGCAACTGACCTAGAGCCTTTCTATCAGAATGTATCAATTCAGGCTAGAAACGTAGATGCAGTTAAACTTCTAATGGGTCAAACAACTATTGCTTCAATTCAAGCATTTGGCAATAAGGATGTTCCGAAGGAACTCCTTGACGCTGGAGTATTTACTTGGGAATCAGAATACATAAAGATTCTTAAGAAGTTTGATGGACAAAGTGATGCGCCAGCCAAGGCTTTAGTACAGTTTGCTAAGTTGTACCCATCTAAGTTGGCGTATACAAACTTCCCAACTCGCTCAACAACCTATGCCTCATTCCGCAAGACCATTGAGGCAGAAGAGTTTGTTCGCAAGAACCAGAAGTTGCTAACTGAACACGTAGATGCTGGCTCATTCTTTATCCCAACAGGTGGAACATCTGACTTAGCATCTTACTCTTACCTAAAGAAGCAAGGCTATATTTCAAATAAGCCACTTGACCCTAAGGTTGAAAAAGGCAAGAAAAACTTCATTCGTGAGGTTGCTACTACCAATGCTCGTATGGCTTTCTATGCACTTACTGATGAATACAACGCTAAGATTGCAGCAGAACCTACAGTAGCAGGTCGGCGTTATTGGAGAAATGAACTTGATGTACGCAAGAAGGGGTTGTTTATAGCATACCCACTACTGGCTCTACAAGTAACACCTAATGCTGAAAGCAATAAGCGTAGAGTTGAAGTAATCAACGATATGCGTTCATTGTTATCTTCAGGCAAGTCTCCTAATAAGGAACTTGGGGATACATTCGGAGCAATGCTTAGCGAGTTTGACAAGATGAATAATACTCTCCAAAGAGTAGTTGGCTCATCAGATAATGCCAATGAGTTTAAGAAAAACGTCAAGGCTGATGCAAGAGATGTCATCTTGAATATGACTAAAGATAATGAAAATGCAAGAACATTCTTTTATTCGGTTATTGAACCATTGATTGGAGATTAAGGTGGCAGGTAGTTACCAAGATAAAAATGGCGATGGTAAAGTCGCCTGGTATCCAGACCCTAAGATGCCAAACGAAAAGCCACCTAAGGGACAAGACCCTAAGATGGTTCAAGATTCTGCAAGCGATACTCCAACCGCAGAATCTCAAGTTAACAATACTCCAATAACATTTACTGGGGATACTCAGCCATACGCAAGTGTATCTAGCACCGCTGAAACAACTGCTGAATTTACTAAAGCATTTGAAGCAGCATTCGGTGTTAGCGCACCTAAGAAACTTATAGCACAGTTCACGGCAGAACTTCAAGGCCGTCAGGCTGGTCGCTCTACTCAGCGCATTAAAGGCAAGAGTGGCACAGATATAATCATTCAGGGTGTGTCCGCTCAAGAACGTGAGAACATCCTTAATAAGTACCTTAATCAGTACGCTGTAAGCCTTACAGAAGCAGCCCAGAATGGCGATGCCAAGGCTGCTGCTGCCCTGCAGAAGGGTAACTTTGGGGCTAACTTAACTAACCTTAAGAAGGCATACTCAGAGAACGGTATCCCATTTAACCAGAAGGCTTTAATGAGTACCGTAACTGAGGTAACTCTTAACCCTGAGAAGTTGAATGCAAACCTTAACTTAATTAACTTACAGGCTAAGACATACTTCCCCGCTTTAGCAGACAAGATTGATAAGGGATATACGGTTAAGCAACTGCTTAGCCCATACATCCAGACTCGTGCAAATGTTCTTGAAGAAGACCCAGATATGATTGATGTAAAGACTTTGCAGGATGTGGCTAAAGACCCTAACAATTTAATGAACTTGTACGACTATGAAGTATCGCTGCGTCAAGACCCTAAGTGGCGTTTTACAAAGAATGCACAGGACTCAATGTCTAGTGTGGCAAGCGGTATTGCTAAGATGTTTGGATTGGTTGGATAATGGCTAAATTTATTGAAAAAGATATTACTCCATCTAGGTTGACCCCTGCCCAAATTGCTGAGCAAGCAAAACTTGAATCTGATTATGCCTTTGCAGTTAATCAAGCCAATTCGTACAAATATGCAAAAGGAACTCAGATTGAAAAACAGGCTCAACAAATTAAGGCAGATGCAAAGGCTGCCGTTGTTGCAGGTAGAGCAGCAACATCAGCCCCAGCCGCACCCGCTGCCCCTGCAAAAGAATTTTTGCCAGATACATTTGTTCCATACTTAACAGAGCCTACCCTCCAGCCAGGTCAGCCAGGATTCGTTGGCCCAACTGCTGGCGAAGTTCCGCCACAAACACCATTTGACCCTATGGCTGGCAAAGTACCAGACTATGTTCCACCAGCAAAAACACTCAATACTGGGCCTACACAAACACAGGTTGATTCAATCGCGGCAATCAAAGCATTGTTATCCTCATATGGTATTGGTGATTTAAGTGACGCTATTACTAATGCTGTTGTTAAAGGTTACACTAATGACACTATTCAACTTATTATGCAAGACCCGAACAGCAAAGACCCATTGGCTGTAGCATTTCAGATGCGCTTTCCTGCAAACAAAGCCCGCGCAGCGGCTGGTAAATCAGTACTAAGCCCAGCGGAATACCTACGTGCAGAGCGTTCATACACAGAAGTACTAAAGAGTTATGGCGTATCTAACCTTGCAAGCAAGGAGAAACTAAGCCAGTTTATATCTAATGACATATCTGCAACTGAAGTATCAGACCGAGTAGGTATTGCTATTAACCGCGTACAGAATGCTGATGCAGATACCAAGAAAGCATTGGCTGAATACTACCCAATGCTTAACCAAGCAGACATTATTGGTGCAGTATTAGACCCAGCAGAAGGTTTGCCAGCGCTACAGCGCAAGGTTCAGATTGCTGAAATCGGCGGCGCTGCATTAGCGCAGGGCATCAAGACTTCCGCAGGTAAGACAAACATATTGATGGGTGCAGAAACGCTAGCAAATCTTGGAGTAACACAGGCCAAGGCTCGTGAAGGTTTCCAACAAGTAGCAGAAGTAACTCCTAGAGGTAGTTTCTTAACAAGCATCTCTGCAAGTGGTGAGAAGTATGGACAACTACAGGCAGAACAAGAAGCATTCCAAGGGCTTGCATCCGCAAAACGTGCGCGTCAAGCGCTTACCGCAGAAGAACAGGCACGCTTCGGTGGTGCATCTGGAGTAAACAAAGCAAGCCTAGCGTCACAAACTAGAGGCGCAATCTAAACAAATAGAATCCTGAACGGACACACCAGCCCCGTCAGCGTATAAGACTGGTAGCAAGAGCCAGACCGATTCCCCGATTGGAACCTGAGGCTTGCGAACTAACTAATAGAGAAGGGTGGATGGTTGCTATGAGCAACAACTACTGGGATGAAGACGAAGACGACCTAGATACTGATGTATCTGAAACACAGATGGACGGAAGTGACCTCTTAAAGAAGTTACGGAAAGCCAAACGTAATGACGAGAAACGTATCAAAGAACTGACTGAGCAACTTGAGGGACTAACCAAGTCGCAGCGTGAGCGTACCGTCAAAGAAGTCCTAGACAAGAAAGGTGTAAATCCTAAAGCACAACGCTTAATCCTGAAAGACTTAGACGATGTTACCGAAGAGTCAGTTAATAACTGGCTTGAAGATAACGGAGACTTATTCGGATTAACTGTGACACAGGACGCACCTGCAGTAAGTGATATTGACCGTGCTGCATTACGTCAGCAGGACACCATCACGCAAGGTGCAATAACACCTGACCGAGCAGAAAACCTAGAGCAGAGACTTGATGCCGCACAATCTGCGGAAGAAATTCTTTCTCTCCTTCGCTCACAATAACAATCATAGTTTCTAACTACTAAAAAGGAAATAACCTAAATGGCTAACGCATATGTATCCACAGGTTCGTCATCACTTGGCGGAACCGCTGGTGGTGCTGGTTTAGTACAGAAGGCTTATGACCGTCTCTTGGAGTTCGCACTCCGTTCAGAGCCACTCATTCGCTCAGTTGCTGACAAGCGCCCTACAAATCAATCAATCCCAGGTTCAACAGTTGTTCTACAACGCTACGTTGACTTGGCTGCTGCTACAACAGCACTCACAGAAGATACAGACCCAGATGCAGTAGCGATGTCTACTCCAACTACAGTTACTATTACTCTTGCAGAGTACGGTAACTCAGTTCTAGTAACACGTGCTTTGGAACTCTTCAGCCTTGCTGATGTAGACCCAGCAATCGCTAACATCATCGCATTCAACCTTGCTGATTCTATTGACTCAGTTGCAATGACAACTCTACGTGGTGGCTCAAACGTCATCTACTCAGGTTCAACAGCAACATCAACAGCAACAGTTACTGCAGCAGCAACACTATCTTCTGCAAACATCCGCCGCGCAGTTGCAAAACTACGCGCTAACAAGACAACTGCTCGCAAGGGTTCACTCTACTGGGCTGGTATCCACCCAGAAGTTTCACACGACCTCCGCGCCGAGACAGGTTCAGCAGGATGGCTTCTTCCAAACCAGTACGGCTCTGCACAAGACCGCATCTGGGCAGGAGAAATCGGAACATACGAAGGTGCATACTTCGTAGAGTCTCCACGTCTTTACTCAGCAACTGATGGTGCTTCATCTGCAAAGGTGTACCGCACTATCCTTGCAGGACAGCAAGCAATGGCAGAAGCCGTTGCTGAAGAACCACACGTAGTCATCGGCCCAGTCGTTGACAAGTTGATGCGTCACCGCCCAATGGGTTGGTACGGCGTACTCGGCTTTGCTCGCTACCGCGAAGAGGCACTCTTCCGTATTGAGTCAGGTTCATCAATCGCTTAATTGATTGACGGGTGAGGCTAGGGAAACCTAGCCTCATCAGTAAGTTCATTAAGGAGAACTATGGCAAACTATACATTCAGTACACCCTATGTACTTGAAGGCCCATCTGGTGGGCATCGCTTGTTTTACTTTGCCAAGTTACGCAAAGGAATTACAATCGTAAAATCTGGTGGAACTTACTCACAGATTCGTTACCCAGTAGATGAAGACTTAGCCGACTATCAAGAAGTTTATCGTGGTGGTTATCAACACACCGTAGATGATGCAACTAAAGCAGCGCTTATTGCTGGTGGAGTTGGTGTAACAGAGGCAAATTTCGTAGCACAATAAGGGGACAAATGCACAGTCATATTACTAAAGTTCTTGAGTGGGGCTTTGACGATAATCACGAATGGCAGGTAACTCTTTGGGGTTGTGTGCTGTGTGATGAGAAATCGCCCAAACCTTTCCTTGAAGAAGAAGATATATCTATTGACCATACTGGTTGTGACGATGATTGCTTCGGATGCAAGATAAAAGGTTTACAACTTAATACTGGAGATGCAGCAAGAGATATACCAGATAGAAAATGGAACTCTGAATTGTCTGCTTACCGAGACGCGAGAGCGCAAGGTATCCAGCCAGCAGGAACAAGAATGCACGATATAGAAGCAGCACATAAAGCGTCTGAGACATTGGGTAGAGCGTATGACGCTGACACAATGCCTAAGGCAAAAGATATAAACCACAAATCCGCTGAAGTAATGAAAGAACTGGGAGTATAAAATTATGAAGATGTCAGCCAAAAATAAGAAGCACGAAATGGGCGAAAGCAAGAAAGAACGTATGATGGAATACGGTTCAGCCAAGGCAGGAATGAAGAAGGCTTCTAAGAAGTCTGCTCCAAAGAAGATGGGCAAGAAGAAGTAATGCCAAAAGTCGGGATGAAAGAATT